GGGGATAACCTGCATACCTTGGGGTGAATTGTCGAACTTCACGGTGATTTCTGCCGATTGCTTAGGCGTAAGAACCGGCTTCATCGGGTCATAATTAGGATCCACGCCCAGCATTTCTTTCAGCTTAAATAAAAACCTAGCATGGTCGGTTCTGTCTTCCTTGGGGCCGCCGTTACTGTCCAGCACAGTCCCTACATCTAATCGCAACTTATCCGAGTCTTTATGCACCTGCATGCCCAGCAGCTCTTTTAGCCGAGGCACAAACCCGGTGTAACCGCGTTCCTCTTCCTTCTTATGGAGATTATTCGTGAGATATGTCCCAACATCAATATGCTGATTTGAGGCCTCTTCATGCAATTTGTCCAGGCGTTTCATCAGGTCAAACATGACGCCTATAGTGACGGTGATTACCCCCATCTGCGCGATGCTGCGAAGGTTATTTTTCAGCCCGCCAGCCTCTTTATTTGCGCCCCCGATCCCTGTCACCATATCGGTGAGCCATTTCCCCGCGGTAAATGTGGCGACGCTGGTCATGATATTTTCCCATCCGCCAATAGACTGCACGAAGCTATTCACCTGATCGGCGACATTTTTCACCACCGGCCCGACGGTGTCCCAGTTGTCCACAATCAGCCCGGCACCAATCACCATCAGCGTGACCATTTTTCCCAGGGTAGACATTTTCATTACCGCTTCCATTGCGCGGAACGTTTTGGTCACTAACCCCACCCCGGCCGATACACCAACCAACGTCGCACCCAGTTTAAGGATGCGCCGGATCATATCTGGGTTCGCCCTTGACCAAGATCTGAATTTTTCCAAAAAGGGCTGCATTTTCTTTGTCAGCTCGACAATATCCGGAAGGAATATGCTACCGATCGTGATACTGGCCGCATTGAACTGATTCTTTATCAACTCAATACTGTTAGCCGTTGTTGCTGCTCGTGATTCATATTCCTGCTGCATCGACCCCGCGTATTGCTGGGCATCAGACACTCGATTGAAATTAGTTCGCAGTAGATCCAGATTGGTCAACAATGGGGCGATCGCACCAAGTGACTCTTTGCCAAACAAGGCGTTCATAACCGCTGATTGTTTCGACTTAGGCACCTTTGCCAAAGAATCCAAAACTTTAAGCATCGCCCCTTTAGAATCTTTCTGCATATCTGATGCCAACTGACCAGGGTCAATTTTCAAAAAATTCAATGCTTTTTTCTGAGAGGCGGTGGCTGATTTACCCGACGTCAGCGACAGCATGAAATTTTTAACACCGGTGGCCGCAATTTCCGACTCAACGCCCATGCCGGAGATCGTCGCGCCCATCGCCGCAATTTCCCCAGAGGCCACCCCGGCAACGGAACCCAGAGGACCGATTCGAGTCACAATATCAGAGATTTTCGCGGCGTTCGCCGGGCCGTTGTTGCCGAGAAAGTTGATCTTATCTGCCAGCGCAACAACTTCGGTTTGGCCCATTTTGAACGCGGTACGCCACTGCGCCATCATCTGGCCGGACTGTTCCGCCGTCTGGTCAAATGCGATCCCCATTTTCACCGCATCGGCGGCAAATTTGGATAACTCATTGCGCGCGATACCGGCCTGACCACCCGCCGCCACAATCTGGGCGATCCCTTCCGCCGCCATCGGCAGCTGAGTAGACAGGTTCAGAATATCCTCCCCCATCTGCTTGAACTGCTCTGGCGTCTCAAAGTTCACCACTTTTTTTACGTCGGCCATCCCGGATTCAAAGCTGATCGCCTGCAAAATCGGGTAGGCAAATGCTGTACTGATCCCTGCCCCCATCGCGGCCGCACCGGCCATCACGCTGCTGAACTCCTTCTGGAACCCACGCATTTTTTTGCTCATTCCCTTGAGCGGTTCAGACAGCTTATCGACAGCGGTGATAATCGCTTTCAGCTGGAAACTATCGGCCATTATTCAATTCCCCGTTAATGCGCACGGCCTGCTCCTCCAGCTCCATAAATTCAGACAGGCCGACGTGTTTCAGTTCAAGTGGGTTTATTCGCCAGAAATGGCAGACGTTGTAGAGTCGGCTTCGGAGCTGGTCGAGTCGCCCGACCCCATAAAAAAACCGAGGATCGACATAGACGCGACGGTCACATCACGCAGCGCCATTTTCTCGGCCGCCGACGGAGGAATACCCGCCAGCATCGGGATATAACGCAACGCGACGCCAGTATCGATTTTCGTCTCGCCTGCCGCGCCATAGGAGAATGGCAGGCCGAACTGCTGCACTTCTGCATACGTGGGTTCGCGCAGCTCCAGCACATGCAGCTTTTCACCGTGCGCCATGATAGGTTTTGTGAGTAACAGTTCCATTATTGATAGCCCCCTTCTTCGCCGTGGAATTCCAGATCGGCCGTACCGTTCTCCGCATCGTGATTCGCTTCACCGGATAGGTGCGCGCCAGATAAGACATACACCTGTCCGTTAGCCAGCTCGGCCGTGATGGTCATCGTGTCCGAGGACGTGATCTTGTCTACCGGGAAAGAGGAAGGAACCTTAAACGTCCCCTTCACATAAGGGGCGCGGAAACTTTCCTTATAGTCGACAGAGCCGTCCAACCCCATCACATCTTCTTTGATTGTGGTGTTCATCGGCACTTCAACACCCCCGGTCAGCGACAACTGCTGACCGTCAATTTTGAAATAGCAGGTACCTGCAATGCGAGCCATTAAGCGGCCTCCTCTGCGCTATATTGCAAACGGAACTGATTGACCAACGCGAAGATGCGCAGCTGGTTGACGTAATCCGGCGGGAACAGAACATCCAGACGATTTGGGTTATCCGCGTTACGCTCAACAATCAGGTATTTTTTGAACAGATCGTAATTTTCAACGATCCCGGCGCGCTCCATCTTGCGATAGACCGCCAGCATTTCCCCACGGATCACTGCCGGTGTCACAATCGCCTGTCCGGCACCAAACCGCGTACCGTCGCTGGCCAGCTTATGGCGTGGGTATTTGCTGGTGATGATTGACTTCAACTGACGCAGTACGTAGGCGCTGGTATGCAACGTTTCACTGTCCAGGAAGCTGTTGTCCGTGACACCAAACGCGTTTTTCTTGTACATCGTGATATCGCGCTGAATGCGTAGAGAACTGCTTTCCACATACGCGGTGGCGATCCCATGAGTCAGCAACGATTGCTGTTCCGAGAAAATAAAACGCGAGCCCTTCGGCGCGGGCAATGCCCCCGTCAATTCGCCGGTTTGCGTCGGGCGGGCCGGGTCGTTGCGAATGAATCCAGCATTTCGCGCCGTGCGCAGGGCGGCCAATTCATCGGCGGTGGTGTGGACGTCCGGTTCGTACCCAGCCACGGTGATGTGTTCCAGGTTAAGCGAGGAACCAAACGCTACCAGCTCAGACAAGGAACCGATCTTTGCCGAGTACACATGGCCGTATAGCTGCCGCGCATAGCCCCAACGGTCGGCCAGCTCAGCGTGAATGGTAGAAACCGACGAAGAGTCATTGAACGGGAACGCGATGAAGTCAAACGGCTCATCCCCCATCGCCGCCACCGCGCCCGTCAGATCGGGTATACCGCTGCCGCCGCTCATGGCTTTGATATCGATGTTAATGCCACTCGGTGTCGTCTGGCTGCCCACCAGGCCGTAGTAGTTCAGGGCTAACGGGATCTCATTGCCAGTCAATCCTGCGTGGCGCGCCGTCAGCGTGACCACGGCATCAGCGACAGCCGCCGTCACCGGCAAATCCACATTGGCATTGATAGCCGCGGATACGGTCGCCGCCACCTCTGCCGCCGTTTCACCGGCGGTCACACCGGCCTGCACCAGCACATTGCCGATGTAGAGGTAGACGGTGCCGGACTCCTGCGCATTTCCGGTCAACGTCAGCGCGCCGGACGCGGCGGCACCCGCGCTGGGTGCATCGAGGGCAATCACCCATAACTCACCGAACGGATCGATACTGCGGTAGCTGGCGACCATTCGCGCCAACTGGCTTCCGCGCCCAGCCAGACTGCCGGCAAGGCCCGCCGACGGCATAATGGTCAATGCATTGCGCTGAATGCTCGCGTCGCTATTGGCATAGCCAATGATCAGCGCAGGCGCAGCGCCGTCGGACGTCGTGTTCGCCGCGCTGTTATCCATTTCAGCCCAGAACAGCGGCACCTGGATATTCGACGGGATGCTGTTGAAACTGACACTCATTGACTCACCTCACTGGTTTCGGTTTCTTTTTTTTTACGATCGACAATTTCCACATCCCCGTCGTTTAAACGCCGGTACCAGTAGACATTGCCCTCTACGTTTCGCCCGGATTCAGGCAATACGTCACCTCGGGCCGGGTCAGGAACTGACCGCCCGTCTTTGGGTTTCACAAACATGGGATTTACTCGTTTTTGAAGGTTATTTCGGTGTGATGCTCGATGTTGCCGTCAGGCCCGTTGCCGGGATCGATATAGTCAACATCGACACCAATTTCCTGCAGCACGTCCAACGCGTTCAGGTCTTGCTGCTGGCGCGTATCGTCCTCGCTGACTTCCAGCGTGCGGATAAAGTCGAACTGATAATAAAGACGCCCCCGATCCATCTGGATCAGTTGACCGCCCGCATACGATATCGGATGTGCGTTATCGTCCGGCTGCCACCCCAGCAGCGCGCGCCACAACTCTGAGCGGACCGTATCGACAACATCGAACGAGGCCGCCTGACCACGGTTATCCGGCGTGTTATTCATCACGCAGACAACCGCAAACCCTTCCGTCACGTTCTGCAAATAGTCCGTGATAGAGCGCTGTTCGTCTGCATCATCACTGGACGGCACAACGTAGGCCGCGGGCAACAACATTTTGCCGGTTTCCGGTAGCGCCTTGAGTTCCGCGGCACCCGCTACGCGCCCCGCAAACGATGGGCAGCGCTGCCGCAGGGCGGCAATCACAATCGAGAGTTTCATCGTTTCTTCTTCCGCTGAGGACGCAGAGATTCCCGCAGCGCGCGGGACAACACGTAATGTGTCCACGCCTTTCGGGATTCCAGAACCTGCGTCATGTAGTTCTTGCGTGGGGCAATGCGCCACGGCGTTCCGCCGGAGGCCCCACGATGATGACGGCGCTGCCGCACAGCGCCACGACGAACGCCATAAAACAGAAACGCCGGATAGAAAGCACCCTGAATGGGTCGGTTGCCCTCGCCCCGCTTCTGGTTGGGTGCGATCCGGACCATCAGGCCGGGACGACGTTTTGACGCCCTCGGAACGTAATAACCGATGGATCGCGCTAACCGCCCGGTTTTGTAGCCTGGATTCTCACCCGGCTTTGATGCCCCGCGCCGAACCACTAAGCGACGGGCATCGCGCATGTGAACCTGGCCGATTTTGACAAACGCCCGCCGCATTTTGGCGCGGATAAACACCATTTCATCCGGCTGGTCGAAGTCAATATGCAGAGAGGCCGCCGCGGCAGAGGGTCTAGCCATAAATCACCTCGACAGGTGTGTTACTCCCCAAGTCTTCACACTCCAACAGCAGAAAGCGGCGGGCCGAATTCAAATCCCGGATCCGTCGGATACGCAGGACATTGCCGCCGGGCATCACCACTTCAAAATCAGCCGTTACTCCGGGCCGGTACCGGATAGTGAGGTAATGCGTTACCGCGTCGCCGGTTTGTACTGACTCCAGGTATGTGGTGGCGCCAACCTGCCGCACTTTGGCCCATACGGTTTTTTCGCCCGTAAATTCCGCAGTCACACCGAAATCATCATTGGGGAGATCCACCCGCTGGCGCAGCCGTGCCCGCTGGTTTAGTTCGCCAGGGTCTGGATACGCGTAATCAGCGCTGGTTTTTGAAGGTTGTGATTTCATAATGGGATGAACCGGTAGGGACTCGCGATCCACTCGTAGGACATTGGGACCGGAGTGTTTTCGAAATTAGATACCGATGACCGGTTTTCGTAAAAATGCGTCACCAGCATCAGCATCGCAAGCCGCAGATCAGCGGTCACCACCAGCGCAGATTCATCGTTAGGCTCCACGTCGTCAGAACGGGCATACAACGTACGGTTTAAGAACGTCGATGTTCTGGCCTCTGCCGCCTGCCCCAATGCCACCAGCAAGGTATCTTCGTCGGTGATATCCGGGTCAATCCGCAGTTGGTTTTTTATCTCTTCCAACGACAAAATCATGAGTTATCTCCGTGCCCGCCCTTTTCGCGGGCACAAAAAAACCGCTTACGCGGCGTAACGATAATGACGGTTCATTCCATCAGCTTCCGGTACTGGCGGTCCCTTTACCCACCAGCGCTTTGATAGCCGCGGTGTCTTCCAATACGCAGTCGAATCGGTGAAATGCCAAGAAAGCGGTCTGGTCAAATTCTGCAAAGCGTTCAACCAAGCGTTTCAGGGTCATATACGCAACACGGCGGATGATGAAACGATCAAAATCACCACAGAAAACGAATTTCTTACCCGCTCCGATGGAATCAATAGCAGGGTCAACGACATAAGGAACGTTCAGTACCGTCGCAGGAGTACCGCCGCTAACGTTGGGGAGCCATAGCGGACGCCCCTGTCCGTCTTCCATCTCTTCGATGATCTGCAGTGTCGAATCGTTAAACGCCCAGCGGAACTTAGAGCCACTGCGATATGCCGGGTCAATAGCATGTTTGAGTGAATTGAGTTCTTTCCACGTGAAAGTGCTGGCTGACGCAGCCGCTGTTGTCCCTGTAACAGAGGTTACAAGGCCTGAGGGTTGCAATGGACTACCCGAACCTGTGCCCTGAACAAGATATTTAGCTTCGCCACGCCCCAAACGCTGAGAAATACGCGCCGATAGATAGGCTTCAATATCTACGCCGCTGTCCTGCAACAATTCGTTGGAAACACGAATGATTTTCGAAGACAGTTTTTTTGCCCCCAACGACGCGGAGCCGAAGTCCGCATCTTCTTCAGAAGCTGCCGTGTTTTCCCCCAGCAGTTCCCCCTCCTCCGCGGTACCGTCGGAGGTCGACCATTCAATCGTCTGTCCGTCCGATGTAGTCAGAATTTGGGAAACACTAGCGATGCCGCCGTAGGCTTTCATGCCCTCGACAATTTTATTCAGCATACGTTTAGGGACGGTGTAGCCGCCTTTTTCATCGGGCGCCGTTCCCTGCGCGCGAAGCTCACGCAAAGCCTGACGCTCTTCCGCGCTCATTTCACCCAGCCCGTGACGCAGGAATTTATCAAATGCCGCAGTACGACGTTCATCACCCTGCTCGCCATTCGCTTCCGGGGTCTGCTGCTGTTGGCGCTGCTCTGATTCCTGAGTGTTTACATAGTCCTGATCGTGGCGGCGCAGCTCCTCCTCACGTTCAATCTGAGCATCCAAGTTATTCAGCTCAGTTTTAGCTTTGTTCCATTCGGTGCGCTGTTCATCACCCCAGGTGTTGTCACCGATTTTTTCATGCAGGGCGCGCATATCGGCAGCGATGGTGTTACGTTTTTGCTTCATTTCATGCAGTTTCATGATTTTTCCTTACGCATTAATAAGAGTCAGCAGGCGCTCGCGCGCCATTTTTTCGTTAATGGCTTTCTGTAGCGCACCGCTGTCGCGCGCCTCCTGCCAGGCTTTTAGTGAACGGACGCCGGAATCGGCTTCCTGATATGCGGGATACGTCACGGGACTGACGTCAAACAGACGAGAAAACCGGCTGATTTCCCGGATAACAATCCCCTCCTCATCCTCGTACCAGTGTTCGCCATCACGCGCGACACGAAACGCGAAAGAGGATTGGTTAACATCGCCGCGCCGCATGGGTTCCAGCACCAGATCTCTGATGGTCTGAGTTTCTGGGGCGGTAATGTCGTAACGCAGACCGCGATCATCGACCGATAAAGACAGCGTTCCGGCGGCACTTCTGCCAAGAATAAAGTTCGGGTCATGGTTAAACAGCCCGCGAACGTCATCGTTGAGCACATCGTCAAATGCGCCGGGCTTTATGATCTCGCGGAACCCCCAGAGTGGTTCTGATCGGCTGTTGAAAACGGAGCCATACCCCAGAATATGGGCTGGTGCATCACCCTGCTGTTCCGTGCGAACCTCGCCGGTATAACAGCGCGTCTCGCGATCATTCATTGGTTTCATCCTCATCGGTGTTTTGGGTTTTGAAATCGTTAGACGTATTGGCGGCATTCACGCTCACCAGCATTTCATCAAGCCCGTCGACTGGATTCATGTCTTCAAAGGCGCGAGCCTCATTCCGACTCATCCAACCGTCAGTAATGGCAAAGTGATAGAACTGGGCGCGCTCCTGCGGAGTACCGCGCATTAGTCCAGCCAGATTGAATCGGACGTAATAGCCTGCGGCTCGTTCAGACCGAGTGAATAACCGACGGTTGAGTTCTTGTTCCCAGTTCGCGACCCAGGGCATCATGCTGTAGCGCACAAACTGGATTGCCTGCTGCGTGATATTGCTGAACGTGGCTTTTTCCAGATCGTTGATCATGTGGGCCGGCACGTTGAATATCCCCGCTATCATTGAGCGGTTCAGCTTCATCATATCGATCAGCTGCGCATCGACCGGGGAGACCGTCAGCGCCTTGTAATCCAGTTCGGCAGGCAGCAGCATGGTTTTGTTCTCTTGGCTTCGCAGAGCCATTGCCGCTTTCTGCCACACCTTCTTCAACCTCTCCCAGCCTTTGTCCTGTAGCTCTCCTTTAACAGAGACGATACCGGCCGGGCGGGCGTTGCCGCCGAAAAAACTTGAGGTGTACTTCTGCCCACTCATGCCCATGCCAATGGTCTCGGCATGTTGCAAAATGGGGCTGAGGCCCATCTTCTGGTTATTTCCCAGCGCCCGGATGTGGATCATGTCGTCAGGGCTGATAGCAAACGCACCCTCCTCGTTATAAAGACCGTAGGTGTACCGACCGCCGGTCTTAAGCAAGGTGGTTTCCCACGGCATGCAGCAATCCAGAGAAGACACGACACCTTTGCGATCACGTTTTACCCAGGTGTACCCATTCCCCCAGCCGAGAATGTGGCGCTGTTTTAATTCCCGCCACTTGTAGCTGGTTTGCCAGGTGTTGGGTTCGTCGTGAACCAGATAGAACGCCGGATGATCGCGGGCGGCCTCGACCTTGTTGTTATTTTTCCTCATGACGTGTAGCGGCATCTGCGCCAGATTTGACGACAAGACATAAATACAGGCATAAACCGCCGCCAGTTTCATGGAAGTTTCCGGGCTGACATACACGTCTGACTGGAATAAACCATCAACGTCTGCCATCTCCGCGATCACTGGATTGGCGGGGTTCTCCAGCGGTTCACTACGGAATAGCGCATCGAGTATCACGGTTTCCCCCTTCGGGCGGCGATCAGTGCAAATCCCAGCAATGCGGCACCGGCACATTGCAATGCGATGGCCGTCCCGAACTGTTGGTAAATTCCGCCCACCAGCAAGCCGAGGCCGGTAAGCCCAATGGCATCAATCATTATTTTTTTCATAGGAATAAGAGGTCTTCGTCTGGATCCAGCGAGGAAAGAAAATCTTCTGGTTCGTGCAACATTGCCCGCCCCACAGCCATGATCAGCGCTACCGCGCCGTCGATTTTGTTCTCTGCCTGCTCCTTGATGGGCCGCACGATATCGTCGTTTCCAGGTAGCGTTTTCCCCACCACATTACTGATACACCACGTCATGATCGGGTTGCCGTCATGATGGAAACGGCCGGACGCTATGGCGGCCTCAATCTCTTTCATCGGGTCCGACATATTGGTGTAATTCTGAGTGATGGTGATCGGTGTCAGCCCTTCATCGGCTAATTCATGGGACAAGCCTGTAGCACCGAAGGGATCGATAGGTGACTCAGAAACCGGGTTCAGGCGGTTCGCCTGCTTCGCCTCCTCCATGATGTAGCGATAATCGACCTCTGCCCCGTCGGTGACGGTCAGATAGCCCATTTCCACCCACTTCTGGAAGCGCTCGGCGGTACGCCGATCCTCGTTCTGTTCAACGCTGTAGACCGTGTCGTACGGCACCCAGAAGCGTGGCGCCACGCTGTAATAATGCGTTTTCCCGTCAATCTCGCGAGTGAACAAGCGTGCCATGCTGTTCATATCCAGTTTGCGCGCCAGATCGAACGCCAAAATGCAGGGTTGACCCTCGAATTGTTCCAGCGTCAGCGTTTTGTCTTCACAGCCTTGCCAGCTCACCTGATTGAAATACGCTGCCCGTGCCGCCACCCAGACATTCAGGTGTTTCGTTTTGAAGACACCCGCCTGCCGGGCGTTATTTATCGCCCGTTGCTGCTGGCTCAATAAAAAGTCACGGTAGACGGATACCCCCATATTGGGGTTAGCTTTGGCGAGAACGTCCGGCTGGGTCCAATCGTCGCCCTCGTCAATGGTGTAAATGACGCCGAATAGTTCATCATTCGGCACCGAGCCGTTGAGCATTTCGATCACTTCCCGACGCTTGTCGTAACACGGCCCCTCGATGTTGTATCCGGCGGTCGTGATAGCCCACATCAGGGGCTGCTTTCTCGCGCCCATGCCGGTTAACATCGTGGTGTACAAGGCATCAGTGCCATGTTCGTGATATTCGTCGACAATCGCACAGTGCGGCGATGAACCGTCCCCCGGATTACCGATCAGCGGCTCCAGTCTGGCGCCGTCTTCCGGCCGGTTCAGATTCGATGCATTAACCTCGATCCCAAACGCTTCAACCAACAGCGGCGTGCGTTTGCACATCAAGCGGGCCGGGCGAAATACCTCCCATGCCTGTTTCTCGGTCGTGGCGCCGGAATACACCTCGGCCCCAAATTCCGAATCACAGGTAAAGCAGAACAGCGCCACGCCAGCCGAAATAGCAGACTTGCCATTTTTGCGGGGGATCTCGGTGTATACCTCTCGAAAACGGCGAAGCTTTGTCCCCTTTCTCACCCAGCCAAAGGCACAGCAGACAATGAAGAGTTGCCACGGCTCCAACGTAATCGGCATCCGCTTAAACGCCCATTCCCCTTTGGTGTGGGGTAGCATTTGGATAAACCGCGCCGCCTTTTCCGCCAGATCCTTGTCGAAGCGGTAGCGAAATTTTTTGCTCTTCTCTACGGCCAGATCGTCAATGTGGCGCTGGCATGCCTGAATCACATATTGGCACGCAGGGATCTGCCCACGAACGACCGCCCGAGCATATTGATTTGCGGCATTGACGTTGGGGTAGGCTTTCCGGCTCATGAGCTGATCATTTTCAAGAATGGGTTTTCGTTTTTCCCTTTGCCAGCCAGGCCGATAAGTCGAGATCTGGCGCTGGGGTCTAATCCCAGCATTGAGCCCGTTGAGCCCATCTCAGACTCTTGCTCTTTCTTGGCGGTCAGCTCAGGATTTTTTATTGGCCCGCCGGTGGCCCCGGTAACTACATTCCCCTGGCGGGCGATGTTAATTACCGCGCGGCGCCAAAATTCGTATGCCACACACCACCGCTCAAGCACGGCCAGATCGGTAATACACAGCAACCCCTGGCCGCATAGTTCCTTTGTCGTTAACTCCCACATTGTCATTGCCAACGGGAGTTCGGCTTCAGCAAACCAATCAGGGGGTGAAACGCCTTTCAGTGGGGTAAAAACAGGCTCGTCTTTGTTCAGCGCCCGCTTACCCGGATTTCCGGCCAGTTCTTTGCGTGCCGTTGGCTTTGGGCGACGCCCAGAACGGCCCGCAGTTCCAGCCATAAATCACTCCGATTTAAATTTCATTTTTCGCGGGTATAAAAATTTGACGGGGCGGGCAGTACGGAAGGGGTTCGCCCCCAGAGATTTACCCTCCCCCTCCCACCCTGAATGTAAAAAAAAGCACCCTTTCGGTGCATTCGTTATGGTATTGACAACCATTATCACTTGAAGCGTTCGCGCGCGGTCTTTGACCGGTGGTGAGGCCAGCACAGGGAGCGAAGGTTATTGCTATCGTCAGTGCCGCCGCGGGCTTTCGGTATCACATGGTCGACCGTCTTAGCCTCTCGGGCGACGCCTTCGTCAAGACAGTCGAGACACATATAGCTATCGCGTTTCAGTACACGTTCGCGAATGTCCTCCCATCGAGAGCCGTAGCCACGCTGGTGGCGGGTCTGCCCGGGCTTGTATGACCGCCAGCCCTCGCCCTTGTGTTGTTCGCAATACCCGCCGGGATCGATGGTCGTGTTACGGCATCCGCGCGCCCGGCAGGCTTTAGGTGTTCGTGGCGGCATGGTTATCCTTAGTTGTTTTCGAAACCAATAAAAAACCGCCCGGAGGCGGCTTGTTTACCCTTTAGCTCTTTCTATGCAAAATTGTCTTATTGAAAATATGTCGTTGCTTTTTGTATTCATGCCGTACAGATAAGGTTCCATCTCTTTGTCTCTAAATTCGCTGATATCAACCTGTCCGAGCAATACCCAATGTGCTGTATTCTCTTCTGGGTCTAAGGACCGATAGGAATACTCAAGAACTTTCGTTACTTTCTCTCCAACATCAACATTGCCGTATAATTCATACTTGCGATCATCACCTATTAAATATGTTCTCAATAATTGATGATTCATGAGCCCCCCATATGCATTAAAGATATAATGTCGCCTGCTCTCAGCGAAATGCCCCCAAACTTAACATCGAACGATGTGGGGGCAGTTAAGGAGTTCACTCACTGAAAGCGGCTTATCAGTAGAATGGGTCTCGTTCAGCAGATTTGATATCGAAGTGTTCAATGTAATACAGCAGTTCTTCTTCTGCTAATTCTAGTGAGTTTCCGTGATTTGGAGCATAGCCACTATGAATATGACTAGCCTTCCACATGTATGGATTATTCATATTAGGCTTTATAGTTTTCCAAATCTCTGCTTTAACAGGTTCAAAGCCAAGTATTTCAAAATGATACTGCTTAACCACTTCATACATTTCGTAAGACATAAAAACCTCTATTGGCTTATTTATATTACATACTACCGTCAGTATAGTTACCAATAGTGAAGTGGCATTAACCATCTCAGCTTAATTCATCTATAACGACATTACCGAGGCTCAATATTGGGTTTGGCGTTCAGGCGATCGCCATCATGACGCCCTGAGTGACTGCGCGTTCAACAAGGTCTAGGCTCGCCGCCGGGCTAATCTCATGCCCCTGCCGCGCCAGCAACTCCCTCAGCTGTTCCGCCAGCAGTTTAATGGTGATTGTCTGTTCTTTGTGAATCATAATCCGTTACCTGTAGTGGGCATTATCACAGGCGCTCAGTAAGTGCCTGTTGTAATGCCTTAGCAGTCAGAATCTGGGCGAGCTACTGCACGGCATGCCCACATGCATGCTTCTTGCATTTTTGTTCGGGCGATGGACAGGCAGCGGGAAGCCTCATTTGCTTCTTTGGAGTGGTTCCCTGTTTCCGTCAGCTCCGCAAGGGCATTACCTTTTTCAGTATCAATTAAGTTACAAAAATGACGACTGGCATCTTTCAGCCTATTCATTCGCTCAATATCATCTGTGGTTAAGGTGCGGTAACCCTTCACCGTACTCCCATCCTGAGGTTTTGCTTCATTTGCCACTATCACTCTCCTCACTCAATGATTCTATTTTTCGAATTCCAGCCAGCTGGTTATTTGCATTTTCAAGCGCTGTTAACAGCGGGTCGACCCAGTAAACCGCCTGCGCATAAGTCAGTCGGCAGACGGGGGCAACGGAACTAATACTGGTTGCGTTAACTCCGCTGGAAGTGCCGTGCATTGCGCTGGAACGTAAACGGTATGAGTAGTCGAGCAACCGACCAGCAACATCGTTAGGGACGCACTGGCGGCCAGCAGGATCGCGTTTGATAATGGTGCGGTAGACGATTTGCTTTTCATCTGATTCGGCCTTGATATTGATACCGTACTGATTCGCTTGACGGGCAATTTCGTTATACCGTTGAAATTGGAACGCCTGCCCGACGATGATCGCTTGCTGACTGACGCTGACATCGTCTGCTTGGCTCTTACCACGTTTGGCAATGTCAGCGTCCCAGCGCAACGCGGTGATATACCAACCGATAACGATACCAACCACCAGCGCGACAGCGGTTACTTTCCAGCTTGGTATGATGCTCATAGCATGACCCGCTCACGTACCCAGCCATACAGAAACGCCTCGTTGGCGGCGCGCTGCTCGGCCAGCTCCAGATAACGGGCACCCTGGCTGCAGTTCAAAGCGCGCAGCAGGACACGATGACCGTCGGCCCCGCGCGCATCCAGATACTGGCGTAGTGCCATGATAGTACGCGGGCCGATGTTGCCGTCCGGCTGCAGGTCCGGGTAAAGGCGGCCGCCGTCGTTCAAGGCTGTGAGCCAGCGTTGAAGCCAGCGCGTTGATACACCCGGCCCCATGTTGATACCGGTGTCGCAAAGCTCCGCCGCGATGGCAGGCGATAACTCACCTACTTGGTCATAGCGCGGGCCATACCAATAATCGGCCTCGTAAATAGCCAGAGCTGTATCACGAGTCAAAGCACTCATTTCGCCCTTATAACCATGCGCCCGCGCCACGGCTTCGGTAATTCCCCAATTCGTCGGGCCGCCCTTATCATTTGGGTGATTGACGTAGCCACCCTCCCGATCAAGTACCCCGTTAAAGATTTCGTCTTTAGTCATGATTTATCCCTGTGGAGGAGTACCGCCGGTGCGAGATCCCAGAATGCGAGAGGCTGCGGCCCTGATTTGGTCAACACCGAGAAAGCCGATAGCACCACCCAGCGCAATAGTTAGCGTCGGGGGCAGATGGAAGTAGTCGAGACTGCTTACCGCTGTCAGGGTCATAGCGCCGCAAAGGGGCGCTTCAAGCAACATACGTCGCCATCCGCCGCCGCTGTATGCAATCCGAAGAATTGCCATGACGATGGACAGCAACACACCGCCCAGCGGCACATCACCATTCCACCACATGCGGATCATCTCTGAGAGATCGGCCCATGTGTGAACTGGATTTTGCATTTTCATATTCCTCACCTCCGCGTTACGGGGTGCTGTGTGTGTTGTTATTAGGATTGATAGCCACTATCTGAACTAAAACGGAATATTTGAAATCTCCCGTTCCGTCTGCTGAAAACGGTCTTCTTCAAGCTCAACACCCAAGCCTTTTCGTCCCAGCTTTAGTGCCTCCTTGATCGTAACTCCCGACCCCATGAAAAAATCAGCAACGACGTCACCCGGCCTACTGCTGGCCGAGATAATATCGCTCATCATTTCTGCTGGTTTCTCGCAGGGGTGTTTGCCGGGATAAAATTGAACTGGCGGGTATGTCCAAACGTCCGTGTATGGGACGAACGCAGAAACAGAAAAAGGTCGGCGTAATTTTTCATATTCTTCCGCCAGCTCAGAGTACTGGCGCGATAAAGTCACGTAATCATCCGCCAGCGCGCCGTGCGGCTTATCAAGTTGATGGTGCTGCTGCTGTTCGACCGCTAAGCGAGAAAACAAGCTTTGCAATTTGCCGTAGTCTTCTTCACTAGGTAGTTGCCATTGGCTATCACTGAACCAATGAGACGCCATCTGTTTACCCGTTGCGGCGTTAATGTCTTTAGACGTTACTTTCAGCGCGGCACGGGCATTCCGGAAGTAGTCGATCAACGGGCGAAACACGTCGCGTTTCAAGTCAGTACACTTGCTTGAATAAACATCAGTCTTTTGGGTACAAGGGCCAGCATAGTGTTGAGCAAACAGAATGTGCTCAGTCGCAGGAAAATAGGACCGTAAATCCTCTTTGCGACAGCCATTCCAACGGCCAGAAGGTTTTGCCCAGATGATGTGATTTAGCACATCAAACCGGTCACGCATGAGTAGTTCAGTGTGGGATGCCAATCGCCAACCACAAAAAACGTACAGGCTGCCGGCAGGCTTCAATACCCGCCAGAATTCCACGAACATCTCATCAAGCCATTTTAGATATTGGTCTTCACTCGACCATTGGTTATCCCATGAATTTTTCTTGACCCGAAAATACGGCGGGTCCGTCGCTATCAAATCAATGCAATTATCAGGCAGGGTTTTGATGAATTCGAGAGAGTCGGCGTTAACCAGGGTGAGGCTGTTTAAATTTACAGTATTTTTCATAGATCATAAGCACCGGTTTTGATAGGCTCGATCCGCTTTGTGCACTAAAGCGTGGGCCTCGGTTCGCTTGTGACCGTTCTACATGAGCGAATGGTCGGGTGAGTGCTGCTAACACTCCCCGGTCGCCCATTTATCACAGCAATAAAAAAAGCCCACTTACGAGAGTGGGCTTTTTGCATTTATGGCGCAGTATTGGATTGCTGATAGCCATAATCGAATGAGTAAGCCGCTTAACACCGCGACCACCCTTAACACGTTACACTAAGTTTTGCGGACCGCGATAATGTTTTCTGCCCTTCTCGAGGGATCTCCACCTCTGGATCCATATCCAGCCGAACATCCAACATAGACAAGCAGCCATCAATGAATCCCTCAGCCATCTGACATTCGACGCGAATGATTTTCTCATCGCATTTTCGATGCCGTGCCAGCTTACGTTTTGATGTCCGATAGAGATAATGCATGACCAGCAACGAGTATTCGCTTGGCCGCTTATCCTTTAACCGGCTCAGGCATTTCTCAATGATCAGCCCATCTTCGTCGCTGCATAAAACTCGGTTACTGCTACCTTGAGGCAATAACCCCTTAAAACCCGCTGCAACGTGCGAATAGTCTACGCCACTTGAATCACTGGCCGCCCACGCGCCCCAGCGCTCCAAAACCTGCTGAATATCACGCATCCTCTACACCTCGTTTTGATTTTGTAATTGCGCCTATACCCAGCGCCCTATTTAAAAACCGCACCAGCAGCTCTACCTGGCTACCGTGTTCCCTCTCCCACCCCTCGACGTCTCTATGCAATTCGTCATGGCACCGTCTGCACAACGGAATAACGAATAGGTCGTGAGGTTTAGTCCCCGTCCCACTCAACCCTTGGTTAATGATGTGATGCGGGTCGTCTGCAGGTCTTCTGCAACCGCTACACTCCTGTGTTTTTACCCATCGGGTGTATTGTTCACTTTCCCAGCGCTGTAACTTCGGTCTCTTCATGTAACCCGCTGGCGGGTCGCCATCAACAAACAAAGCCATAACCGACTTAACCCGCTCAATATAGGGTTCTAATTCTTTCTCCGGGAGAACTTCCCACCGGATATCACACTCCCTTTTCCCCCTTCCTACTGGCTCTGCCGGGGGCAAACGTAGTGCCTCTCGCATTACTGAATCAGGTAATAAATCTGAGACATTGACGAGGACAGACCACCAGCACACCTCATGCACCGTAATCTGATGACAAGAACGTAATTTAAGTCGTCTGACAACGGCCCTAGCAACGCTTTTAGCGGCATTACTATCAGCTATTTTTTGCAGTTCAGGCGTCGTTAATTGGCGCAGTTCATTGTCATGATGCCAGCACAACTTAATCGCGGAGTGACCATATTTCATGATTGTGTTTTCAGGATGGTGATAATCGCCGTGCCACTGGCACCCGGAATGAGCACGTACATGTCTAATAACTTCGCCGCGCCCGCCAGCAGCCTTAATCACTCTTTCGTGCGTAAGGAACCACGCCCACTCAGGATCATCAAGAATAGGCTGAGCTTCCTCAGTAATAATCCCAGCGGGTAGTTTGCGCTGGTAGACGGACTCTGGCGTAACGACGACTCGCCCACGGAAAATAGGCATCAGGTCACGGCCTGGGCGCAATATTACTTGCCCCAGTTCAGTGACTACGATGGGAGTTAATAACGCTTTCAACGATGCCTCCCCCTCAAACGGCGCTGGCAGTGAGCATCATCGATAACAGCTCATCCACTCGAGATTCATAAAAATGTGGCTGCGTCTCGCGGGGATTGTTCGGGCTGGTGATGTTCTTACCAAAACTCAACCCTCGATGACTGACACACCAAAATTCCCGGCGCCCGTACTTGGCCCGAGCCGAACTACTAGGGCGTGATCGACGTTCGACCAGTCCCAGCGATTCCAGTCGGCGGTAAGCCTCAGTGATCCGGACATTAATTCCGCGATTTTTCAGGATTGTGCTCAAGGCCATTGTGGGGCGGCTGGAACCATCCATCGAACCGGCTGGCGCATCAATGGCATAGGAGGGGGCTAAGTCAGGCAATCCAACGGCCGCCTGTAGCTTTTGGCAAGCCCCCAGCACCGAGGAGTTAGACAGGTTCAAAGAGGATTGCATGAAGCCCAACAGGGTGACGCCAGCCTGCATCAGATCATTAGCGTGACCAGTATCGGCTGACGCCATAACCGAGTCGAAGGTGCGGATAACGCGCAGGCTAAATGAAGCACTGATCCACATTGCGTAGGCATAAACCAACTCTTTGCTGACGTATGTCCCCTGCGCCGCCCCTCCGCGAATGACATTCACGGGATTCAACGGCGAGTTCACGTATTGCGAATTGGTTACTGGATGACCGTTCCTCAGATTTGAGGAGCGGGATAGTTCATCAATAAGGCCAAGCGTCGAATCTAACCGCATCCAGTTACTGGGCTGGTGCTTGCTAAGTCCACCAGCAGCGCGATGCAAATCGTTCAGACAATACGGACCAGACTGATCACGGCGTACGGATACGCCGTCAATCACGATTAACGGGTTCATAATTTCTCCACACCTGTTTTGAAACCGTTCCCCGACAGCTGCACCCGCGAGGAACTTTTGCACATAGCAACCGTATAACAAATCGGCATATCACACAATGACATAGTCAGTCCCCGCCCGGTTGGAATTCAGAAATCGATATTTCAGCTTTACCAGACCGTACGACCGGCCCCCATTCCACCTCGAGGCGCTTAACCTGTTTATCATCGTTCCAGATCCGGGCATGCGTGATGGCATCCAGCGCAGCTTTGAGATAGTTGTCCAAGTCCCTGGCGCGTCTATCTGGCGGATACAAACGCAATGACACGCTCACATCGCATTTGATGGGCTTTGGCGGCCGCCGTAGTTGCTCCAGCACACGGGCTATGGCTTCCACGCGAAACTTGCGACCTTTAGCGCTGATCAGGTGGCGACCGGATAATGGGCCAGAGGTCGGTGAACGCCAGTACGTGTTCACGCTGGGCGGGAACGGGAATACCAGATCAATCAGGCATGGTGGCGATGGAGCCGCACATACGTGCGGCTCTCCCTGTAATATTGAGTCACAACATGCAGGGCATACATCGTTGCCGTAGTAATCCACCACAATCGGGGGTTCATCGGAACAGCTCACGCAGCCACCTCCTGACGATCAGCACACATTTCAGTTTGTGGTTCATGACCAACGCCCAGCTGGATATCGCTATCGACTTCATTTCCCCACGCGTCCCACCCTTCCACCCGCTGGCGGGCGAACAGTTCCAGGCGAGGAACATCACCCAATAGCTGAACCAGCAAATCGCGAACCTCTGGCGGCTTTGCGCTGTGATCCATGCGCGGCGCGGTAATGTGCTGGCAGATAGAGGCATCCATGCGCTCAGGGAGACGCCCCCGGACTGCAAACAGACAGTCCTCGCTGTTAGCACGGGTCATGTGGCCCATGCCGATTGCAGCGTTACCCTTTCGGCGATTGGTCTTGAACCAGGTGAATCCCTTCATCGTCATCAGCCGGAACCCCCACATGTCCAAAACCTTGAGCGCTTCTGCTGGCTGCGTCGGCACCCACCACATCGCCAACAGGCATGAATCCTGATCGGCCTGCTCCCAAACGGGCAGGCGACAGATATCGTTCACATTCATAACGGGGTATTTGTGCCCAGCGCCGCGCTTGCCGTCGTTCGCTTTATCGCGGTAGGCCCACGGCGGATCGGCATAAATCAGTCTGTAGTTACCCATGCAGCACACCTCCGGACACGGTCATTTCACGTACGCCGGAATACGTATTCCGGCCCCCCTGCGCGCGGCGCAGGCAGCGCTGACGGCGCAGAACGATTAACTCCCGATTCCCAGGCATGTCTGTCTGGTCCAGCACCATCAGCCATTGCTGCGCGGCGCGGCGCCACAACCCACGGTCTTCCAGAGACTCAGCCAGCGCGATGTCGTCAATCAGCATGAGGCACCCCCATTTTGCGCGCGGATCCTTCCGATAAATTCTTCTCCTGCGCGCCGGTACTCGCCTGATGCGTCCGCAACCTGCGTCGGAGAAAGCTCACGGCGTTGGTCAGAAATTTGAATAGCAGGAGCTGGCACACAATCTCCCTTAGCAAGACGGGCCGCCCAATGATTCAAGTGGCGCTGGATGGATTTTCTGATCTCCCCCTCGGTGTAGTTGTGCTGGTACATCAAGCGGCGTACGTCCAAAACAATCCAGTACATGATCGGCGCAGACCAGGGGAATGTTTCAGCGGATGCGTAACGGTCTCTGGTGGCGCTATATCGACGGAATTCGCTCATTACCTCGTCTAGGTTCGGCAGTCCTGCGTTGGCGGCAGCGCCATCCCGGCACCAACCAATGAATTTTCCAACACTCGGCCAGAAGTCCGTTTCCTGCTGGCGGGCGATCCGCATACCGGCCCGAACTTGTTCCAGCGTTGTGATACCGTTCTCGGCGAAAGCCAAAATCCACTGACGTTTTGCGGCGGCAATATCCTCTGGCGTACTCAGCGCCGTTTGGCGAGCGGCTGGGAATGTCTGCATCAGGTTTTTAAACAACGCATCCACCAGCGATTCAGCCTGACCGTTGATTACCCGCGCCTGTGGCTCTGGCTGCATCATCTGGCTCAGGGCGTTTAAATCGCGATTTTGAATTGCTGTAGTGATTTTGTTCATAGCGTTTGCTCCCACCCTTCCGGACTGTTCCAGTGCGGCGAATTCCCCTGCACGTCATTGCGCACCCAGGTGCCGTTGACACATGCAGGCCGACCTGACTGCTCCCACTTGCGAGATTTTTCGTAGTACTCCGGAAAGTTCTCCGGACCAAAAAGCGTCTTGGGGCGCAGGTAGTCACACATCCGGGGATCGTTAAGCCACTTGGCCGTCAGGTAATCCACGACCAGAATCAAATCACTGGCGACGTACTCTTCCGCCAGACGGCCGCGGATATACCCGATGGTTGTTTTTCCATCACGGTACGAATGGCCAGTCGTTTGGTTGAAATAATTCAGGACCTGTTTAGCCGGTTCAGACTGGTCGGTCTGCGCAGCAGGCTGACGAGTGTTTTTATCTGACGGATCATGTTTTGAATTTACTGACGGATCCCCGCCAGATGCTGGAGGGTGAAAACTGCCATTTTTGCTCGTTTTCGACGCGTCAAATTTTGACCGGTCAGATTTTGATGCGTCAGATTTTGACGCGTCAAAAACTGGTGGGTGAGCGTTAGCCGCAGCCCACAGTTTTTCAACGTTCAGTTGGTACATATTTGATGCGTTACGATTGCCATTGCGGCGCTGAGTGCGAGACAACCAGCCATCAGATTCCAGTTTCGCTATCGCCGTGCGTACGGTACTGATGCCTGCGCCTAACTGACGGGCAATTGTTTCAATGGAAGGCCAGCACACACCCTCATCGGAAGAAAAGTCCGCCAGACGCGCCAAGATAGCGACGGATGTCAGCTTCATGCCCGATGCGGCACAACCGTCCCAAACGTACGAAGTTAATTTAACGCTCATGGCACCCTCGTGAACTTTTCTCTGAATTGCCGCAGGGGCTGTACACATTCATGTTCGTAGTTTTCAATTTTGAAAATGACTCGCTGATTTTTTCGATCAAAGCCAACGACATGCACTTGTTTCCCGTAAGGGTCGCGATACCAGCGATCAACGGGTTCAATCTGCTCATCCACAGCGCCCCCTAGGCTTGACCAGCCAATCACTGTTCCCTACCACCCAGGCAGCGAACTGGTAGTTGCTCGGAACCCAGCCCCCCTGTACATTGACCTCATAGCGAAACGACGCCGGATTGCCGGGCAACGAGACACAACGCAATTGCGGCACTCCGTCCTTTTCGATTACACTGTTCATGCGTTTAATTTCTCTACACCGTTTAATTACTCGCGCCGATGCCTCGAGCTGCACACTCGGGGCATCACCCTTTCTGGATACATCAGCCATTAGCGAGTCCCCTTCTTCTGCCCAAACAGGGCCAAAATCGACCGAATTTCCACTTCACGGGCCGCCAGGTGATTGACATGCAGCCGTTCAATATCCCTCGCCTCGTTGGCGTCAATCACGCCATCCGCGACCGCTTCCTGAATCATCTGATCAACCAGCCCACGGCGCGCCGCAGTGGTTACTGACCGGCTATACAGCTCAACCTGATCCAAGTCCTCAAACTTAGGGACTTCCACCAGCAAGGCTCCAGAACGGCGCGCAAAATACTCCGCCAGCGCGTTAGTGCCGGACAGGTCTTCCATCGCTTCCAATTCGTGATGCTCAAAGAAGCGGCAGCCGTTCTTTTCGTACAGGTTGTTGTTGAATTGCGTGATGCTCATACCCAGCGCCCCAGCCATTGCCTGGCGCCCGCCCGGATAGGCTTTGCACATCTCTTTCACTGTTTCTTTGATGTCTACCATTCTGATTTCCCTCTGGTAGTTTTAACTAAGTTAACTAGCCGTTAAGTTATTAGGCAGCTTGTTTGTTTCGATCTCAGAAGCCTGATAACGAGCCGGATAAAGAATATGCAGTTCGCTAAGTTCCCCTTTGAAGAACTTGACCAGCTTTTCAGCCAGTTCTACGGATGGAACTTGTTCACAGCGTTCAATCCGACTTAGCGTTGCCGGATCAACATGAACACTTGATGCGACGTGTGACAAAGTAAAACCATGCGCCTTGCGCAATTTCCTTAGTGGTGATTGCATATTTCCCCCGATATTTGCGTGATGCGCATTTTATGTGATGCATGTGACTTGCGCAAGTTGCTTTGCACATCACGCAAAAGAGACATGTAATAAGTGCATGAATATAGGAAACCGTGTTAGACAACTTCGCATTGCGAAGAACATGAAAGTTGCTGAACTGGCAGACGCTGTAGGTGTCGATGCTGCGAACATCTCTCGGCTTGAAACCGGAAAACAGAAGCAATTTACAGAACAGACACTTAGCCGCATTGCTCAGGCTTTGAGCGTTGACGTATCTGCCCTCTTTACCTCATATCAAAATGATAATACTGTATATAAAAACAGTTATAATAATGATATGTCTAAGGAGGGCGTCAATGTTTTTAGAGTTGAGGTACTGGATGTTAGCGCTAGCGCTGGAGTAGGTCACATGCAGGCAAGTGATGTGATCGATGTAATTCATGCTATCGAGTACAAAGACGAGAGGGCTGTCGCATTGTTCGGTGGGAGACCATCAGACAGTGTAAAAGTCATCAACGTTCGGGGCGACAGCATGTCTGGAACCATCGAGCCCGGCGACCTTATTTTTGTTGATGTGTCCGTAAATCAATTTGATGGTGATGGCATTTATATATTTGGTTTCGACGAAAAAATTTACGTAAAACGATTGCAGATGATCCCTGATCAATTGCTGGTAATCTCTGATAATCCGCTCTATCGCGAATGGAGTATCACCAAAGATAACGAGCGGAGATTTAGCATTTACGGAAAGGTTTTAATCAGTCAGTCACAATCCTTCAAACGCCACGGATAACTAAACAATTTTCAAATAAAAGACCGCTACCAGCGGTTTTTTTTACGCCCATTGTTGCGGATTGCGCATTTTAAACTTGCGTGATTCGCAATTTTATTTTAACGTAATCACATCTAAAGCGAACCACTTGCCCGATGTCGGCTAAGTCATAGTAACTGGTGACCAATACCAAAACAGAGCGGCGGGAAATAAGCGGGAGCCGCGCCCCGGTGCCATAACCTCATTACGTTAGGACCGTGATAGCTGTGTTGGAAATGTTTTGCTGAAAGTAGATTTGGCGGTAATCGAAGGTCTCAAATCGGCCAATACCAGGGGAATGATAGCTTCCTTTGATTACCGTCCCTTTTTTACTGCATACAAAGGTGGGCGTCGGATCCATTTAAATTGAACGATGCATCAATTTTTATCTACGTCTAAAAACCGGCGCCCTCCTTTGTGTGTAGAGAAATAGTAATCGGTGTGCAGCCGAACGGAGATAAGTATGAGTTTGTTTAATTTGAAAAACGCTTTGATTTACCGCCTGACGCGGAAAGTAAGTTTTAACGAGATGGAACAGCAGCTAAGCGAATTCGCGTTTACACCGTGCAGCAGTCAGGACATGACCAAATGCGGTTGGGTGACGCCTATGGGATCCCACAGCGATGCCTTGACGCATGAAGTTAACGGCCAAATTCTGATCTGCGCCCGCAAAGAGGAGAAGATCCTGCCGTCGCCGGTCATCAAGCAGGCGCTGAAAGAAAAAGTCGATAAGCTGGAAAACGAGCAGCGTCGCAAACTGAAAAAAACCGAGAAGGACGCCCTCAAGGACGAAGTGCTGAACAGCTTACTGCCGCGGGCATTCAGCCGTTTCAGCCAAGTTTGGCTGTGGGTTGATACGGTCAACGACCTGATTATCGTCGACGCTACCAGCGCCAAAAAATCAGAAGACACGCTGGCGCTGCTGCGCAAAACGCTCGGTTCTCTGCCCGTGGTGCCGCTTATGATGGAAAACCCCATCGAGCTCACGTTAACCGATTGGGTACGCTCCGGCAAACCACCAGCAGGATTCACATTGCAGGAAGAAGCCGAGTTAAAAGACATTCTCCAAGACGGGGGGATCCTGAAAAGCAAGCATCAGGACCTGGTTACTCACGAAATCGCTGGTCACATTGAGGCCGGTAAGGTCGTGACAAAATTAGCACTGGATTGGCAGGAACGCGTCAGTTTCATGTTGACGGATGATGGGACAATAAAGCGCCTAAAAATTGCCGACGTGCTTCTCGAAAAGAATGATGATATTGACCGAGAAGATATTTCCCAGCGATTTGACGCGGACTTTGTATTAATTACTGGTGAATTATCGGCATTAATAAAAAATCTTATTGATGCTCTGGGCGGCGAAGCCTCCCGTTAATTAAATCCCTATTTGTGCAAATTAATCGCCTCACGGCGAGGGATTTATTCAACCTAAAAAACGGTGTGGAGAAAGAATGATGAAACGCGAAAGTATCAATCTCGAATCTCAATTAGCAGCACTACTGGCAGAAAATGCAGCCCTGAAAGCAAAAAATATCGAATTAAACGGCAACCTGTCAGCGGCAACGCTGAGCATTAATAACGTTTCAGATGCGATGGGTTTGAACGGCGATGGCCCGTTTAGCCTACAGGTGATCACCAAGTTAACAGACCTGCTGGCGGACAACGAAACCCTGCGCGCCATGGTGCAGGAGTTGACGGCACAGCGGGACGCGCTGGTAGAAGATGGTAAGGCACTACAGCAAACAAGACTTCCGTTGTCGGGCCGGGAGATAGGTTTCTTTTCATATGACGGCATTGATTGCTGCTTTCGGGAACATGAATCTATCGAAATGGCAGTTAAGGACGCTGGAGAAGCACTTGATTACTGCCGCGATATGGCAGGCTCCGAAGGATGGCCAGAGGAAACGGACACCATATGCTGGGGTGTGATTATCCAAAGAGCCACCATGCATTCAAAGCATCAGCCCGATCCGGAAACAGAAAACACTGACTTCGACTACATCTGCGAATACGACTTCATGGGTGCAGATATGGCATCAGGGGCACAGCCTAAAGCTCTGGTTGTTCCAGAGGCCAAATGAAGGTTTCTGAGACGATATCAAGCACCCTTTTGATAACCGAGGTGGATAGACTTGACCCTGTGAGGGTGACGACAGAAAACTACGAGCCGGGTAAAGGTCGGACCACGATCACGTGTTTTGATAAAGCATGGACTGCGGCATGGTTCGCAATGTCAGGGGATACTGTACAAACGTTTTTCACTAGAGTGTCCAATGACTACCTGATCGGATGTTTGGCGCCAATGATGAGTAGCGAAGTAGACGACGATAACGACGCAAATATTGACTTTGTTAAGTCTGAAATCTGCAAATTACGTCGTCTAGGTGAAATAAGCCAGATGGAAGCACGTGACATGTGGGGTTCAGCAGAGTCTAGTGATGATGTAAAAACCGCTTGTTGTTCTTATTCTGACGGATCCGTGCTCCTTAATTTACTGGGTGATGAGCCTTATTACGCCAAATGGCCGACAGTCCCTAATCACGAATACAAATATTTGGAAAGAATATTAAATGCCGTTCGCGAGGCTTTTTTGCAGCTGGAGGTCAAATGAAAAAGGCAATCGCACACCTCACTCCCGATGCCATCACACAGGCTTTTTCTGGAACCAACTTCGGCCGCACTGACTTTGATGTCATCCTTGCCTACACGGTATTAAAACGCGCCGCCGGTTATCATTCCGGCGGCACGGCGACCGCCATTGCAACACGTCTTGGGCTGCTCAGCTCCAAAACAGAAAGGCCGACAAAGGCTGGGTATGAATGGGCGCTTGAGGTTTTTTATTCTCGCCGCCAGCGGCGGACAGGCTCTATCCCTGAAGTTGGGAATGACTGTGCCGCACTGCGCGAAGCGCTAAACGCCATGCTGAATGACCTGAACGCCTCTATCCGCCGGGAGCAAGCAGAGCGGGAGAAGAATGCCAAACTGCTGGCGCGGATCGACAAATTATTGGCTAATTCCGAATAAGCGCATCGAGGAGCATTCGGAATTTCCGGAGAGTTGGATCACTTATAAATTTTAAATATTCAAGGCCCGTGTGCAGCGGGCAGTAATTAAGGTGTGGAGAAAAAACCATGACAGATAAATTGATGCGGGCCAGTAAATGGCTCAAGCGTGAATTTGAAGAAGGATCAATCCCGGATAAGAGAACTGTTAAGCGCTGGATTGAGAACGGAAAACTTCGAGGAAAGGTAATTGATGGTATGTCATGGGTTTATTCATCAGAACAATGGGGCGTTCAGTCTGACGTCTCTCACGCTGTCAGCCAGTTAATTCGGGAGTCATAATGGCGGGCCGCCCGCGCCGGCGGGAAAACCGGCACTTACCTGATTTCTTGTATTACGATAAAACTGCGGGAATTTACCGTTTTATTCTAATAACAGGAAAAAGAAAGTCTTTAGGAAGTGATCGTGCAATGGCAATCGCTATATCCAGAGAATACAACAATAGAATGCGGCCTGAAACAACCGTGTCTATTGATTCGCTTATCCGCGAATCCGGAGGAATTACAGGTGAAGCGTTTCCATTTGCAGAGCACGTTGACCATATTATGGCTCGCGCTATAGATGACGAGAAACCAGCGGAAAATACGCTCGCTGACTGGAATAGTGATGCAAGAAGAGTGAAAGAATATTTCAGTGAAATCCCTGCCTGCGATATAGAACTTGAACACGTTAATGGATATATAAAGGAATACCACTCTGACGCATCGGCCAACGTCCAAAATAGGAAGGTCAGCTTTCTTAAGAAATTATTCAGCTACGCAGTGGACGAGTCTTTAATGCTGGACAATCCGGCCACGCGTAAAAAAATGCGCAGAACCGAGGAAAAGAAAAGACAGCGTTTATCGTTGGCCGATTTCTTAACTATTCGAAATGGTGCCAAGCCCTGGCTAAGAACCGCGATGGACTTAGCGCTGCAAACCACCCATGCCCGGCTTGAGGTATCGCGTATCCGATATAGCATTCGCGAACCTAAAAACGGCGTTTGTGGATGCGTATGGCTGCCACAACCTGAAAATGAGATATATGGAACGCTATATATTCACCGGCAAAAAGTACAGAAAAAGGAAGCGTCACACGTCGCTATTCCGATTGGTGCCGAATTAAAACGTATTATTGACGACAGCCGAGATAATGTTGCCAGCCCTTACATCGTGCATCGAATACCAGAACGAAATGTGAAACGTAGTAAAGAGGTTGCCCACCCTACACAAGTGGCACCGGACTATCTCAGCCGCTCTTTTTCAACCCTACGAGACAACCTTGGAGTATGCAAAAATTTGAAAATGGAAGAACGGCCCACCTTCCATGAGATCAGAGCATTGGCGGCATATTTGTTCGATAACCAAGGGATTGATCCACAGGGCCGGATGGCCCATAGCGATGCAAAATCGACAAAAATTTATACCCAAAATCATATCGATTGGGTTGTTGTACCTCACGGAGAAATCAAAACTGGGTAAAAGAATAATTCGACTTAAGTGATTGATGTTTATAGTTAGAGTTATGCACAAAATGCACTGTTTGCATAACCAGTAAAACGAGCGTAACACCAGTGGTGGCGCGGCTTATAGCTAATTTCGCACGGTGTCATGGGGTGTCGGGGGTCGGAGGTTCGAATCCTCTCGTGCCGACCAAAAATCCCTAAAAAACCAACCTCTTACGGTTGGTTTTTTTTCGCCTGAAATTTGCCTATGGTAAAACTATGGTAAAATGATGGTAAAATTCACCGACGGTTTTACCCCTCAGCGGTTGATTTTGCACCGCGCCTGCGAGCGTTAGCTAACGGAATTCTTCTGGCTTTGCCGCCAACCCCAAAGTGCCTCTTCAAGATGTTCACGCCTCATCCTGATTGACTTCGTGCCAGCTTTGCGAGGTGATGAGTATCATGGCAAGACACGCTGTAAAAACGAAGCTTGTTGTCATCTCCAGTAAACCGTTTTTTAGATAGAAAAGAACCGATAAAAGTAATGTCGGTGGGAATAAGGAATGTCGTGACGTGTTTTATAGGCTCTTTCTATAGCTAACTGAAAATATAGGTCACTTCGTGAGTTGATCCCGAACCACAGCCGATACCTAAAATATCTTGCCATCAGTAATTTTGACTGCATGCAACATACGCGTCGTAATCGGTTTCAGCATTGCTGCTTGAAAAGCAATTCTTTTTATCTCTCGTTCTGAATAACCTAATATATAATTCTCGTTTGTCATAACAACCTCTTATTCTCATCACAACGAAAGGTCGCAGTAAGCCACTCATTTATTAAATGCTGGTTATTTAATCATAGTCGCCACACCAAAATAAACAATATTACACAATCAAGATCTCGATATTTTTCATTCTCAAAGAGAATTAATCTAGCGCTTCCGATAAAACAGAAAGCATGCGTGAACTGTTTAAATTAACAGATACTCCTGATTTGATAGGGATGCTACTCTTTGCATTCTGTTTATGAATACGTAACGCAGCAATGGAGCACGTCATGAAGTTGGCCTTATCATTTCTTATCACTATTCTATTTTCATTTTCCACTTTCGCCAATAGCTCAGATTTAGGTGATCTTATTTGGTCAAATAAGAATAGCGAAGCAGTTAAAGTTATGAGCGAAAAACCTGATTTAATTAAAGCAAAAAATAAAAATGGCTATACCCCACTGCATTTAGCCAGCATGGTTGGTAACAAAGAGATTGTGCTATTTCTTTTAGAGAAAGGCGCTGATGTCAACGCGACTGACCGTGAGGGATATAGCCCTCTAGTCAGAGCCAAAGCAAATAACCACAATGATATCACTGCAATATTGGTTAACAATGGTGGAAAAGAGTTAGAGCCGTAGAATCATAGGTAGTTAATACGTTACCCCCTGTGCATTAAGTGGCTTCATACATCACAGAAAACCCAGGCTCTTTTCGAACGGCCTGGTTCTTCACACCTCTCCAAAATAATCTTATTTAACGGAAAGAGTAAGTCGAGTGGATAAATAACAACTACCCGACACCCGTTAACTGATGAATAGCTAAATATTTCATTCATAAAAAACCCACCGAAGTGGGATTTATTATTGTTTCTATGACAGCAACAATTATTTGTCGCTTTTCATGTGGATATTTATTTATCCGCTTCACTGACGATAATTTGGCATTCCGCATCTCGTAAGCGATTTAGCTTCGCGGTATCTTCATCGTCACAGTAAGTCACGAGGTCTCTTAATGCCAGGTCGGCATAGTTATAACCTTCATCATGCATCAGCTGGTTTTGCTTTTTCGCTAACGAGGTGATGGGCATATCCTCACTCATCGCGTCTAAAGCCGCCAAGCCATCTGCTTGCTCCTTAATGGCCTGCCTCGTATAAATATTTTCGTAGAGTGCAGGATGGTCAGAAAAAAAATCTTTCATCGTTTTCGCTGAAACACATGACGAGAAGATAACGATAGTGGTGAATACAACTTTTTTGAGCAT